CTCGGGAAATAACTTTTAATGCCAGACTCTGCCATATTTATTATTTGATTATTTGTGAATTGCTTCCAGTATTACTATACTTGGAAATGTTTATATTTAGTGGTTGTTTTTCAACCTTAACATTTGGTGCATACAAGTGTCTGTTGTTAGCCATAATAGCTAAACCAGAACTTATCGACGCATCATGTTTTGTTCTTTTGTTTATATCAAACTTTGCCCAATCATTTAATAGTTCATTAAAATATAAATCACCGAACGTTCCATCTTGTTTTATTCCAACGTGATCTTGTATATACATCTCAATCGCCGCAGCGTGAGCTTGTTTGATATCTTCTGAAGAGTTGGGTATACCACCTACTTCTTTTTCTGCTACAGATAATTTATTCCATACTTTATCAGGCCTATTCATACTAAACCCTCTATATCCTCTACGTCTCAGATAATACAAGAGACGAGGTTTATTGTTCTCTGCGAGTATAGGCATCCCGTAAAATACTAAAGCCATTAGAACGTCCTCAAAAAACATCTCAGCTGTTGGTGGTCTAGACAGGTATTCTAAAAAGAAACTATTAGCTGGAGCATCCTCCATGCTAAACCTAGTTAAACCGTGTAAAGCTCCTTTTGATCCAACTCCATCTACCGTTCCTGATATATCATAACTATCGCAACCAAAAGCCCCCATGTGCTCGTTGCCAGGATATTTAACACCGTTTTTAAGTATAACTCTATTTTGTAGTTGTTGAGATGGAACCCAACTAACTTTAAATCTTCCTTTTGGATCTGGATAAAATATTACTTGAGAATCTTTAATCCCATTAACCCATTGAAAATTACCAGTTGTAACGCCTAAGGTTCTAGCCATCTCTTCGTTGTAATCTATTTGCTCGTATAATTTAACTAAGTTAAATATACTGTTTTTAGTCTCGTCCCTAAACGCATGCTCTGTAGTTCTAGGAAACTGGCGGTAAAACTCGTTTAAAGCATCCTGATCATCTTTTAAACCATCCACCTCGTTTTGCCAACTATCTATTACGCCTACATCTATTAATTCACCGTCTGGTGTAAGTCTGTCGATATCAGGGTTAGTAAAGACTGGAATTCCATACTCGTCAATAAATCCTTCATAGTTCCATTCCATTGGGATAAAAAGAGAGTATAAGCCAGACTTTGTCTGACCATTTCTATTTCTTCTCGTGACATCTGAGGCATTGTATAATTTTTTAAAGTTTTCTCCACCCTTATCTAAAGCATTTGAAGTTGAGCCCATCATACATTTACCAATAATTCTACTACCTAATCGTAAACATGTTTTTGTAACCCTCCAGTTATTTAAAATATTATCGGGTCTTTCCCATTTACCAGATTCATCATGAACCAGTAAAGCTAGTTTTTCACCATCGTAACTATTGTCTCCAGTATTTTTCCAGTCAATCGTAGTGTCCAAACCCTCAATATCCTCTAAGCCATCTGTCGCTGACATTTTCTTACGTGTAAACTTACTAGCAGGTACACGATAAGCAAGCTCGGACTTAGGACGATCCATACCATCTTGGATAGGTTTAAAAAAGAATGGATAGTTAATCGATATAGGTACAACTTTGTCTGTAAACATCTTCTTTGCATCTGATCCAGTTTTAGATAATATACCAAATCTACTATCACTTGCAAGAGTGGCTAAATTAACCGTTTCTGCTGATGACATGAAAGAAAATCCAGAACGTCTATTTTTAAGGTAGCACATTCCATAACATCTTTTATCTGCTTTGCAAGCTTCCCAGAATATATAAAACAATCTGTTTGCTTCTCTAAAATCTGGAGCACCTACATCAATCTTGCTCCATTGTAAGTACATGTACTGCGTACCTGTTATCCAGGTTGGTTTACCATTATTCGTGAACCAGAATCCTTCTTCCCTTCTTCTGAACTCCTCGTCTATATAATCGTACCATTTTTCTTTACTGCTTTCCGGATAGTTTCTCCAATCGAATATATTTTTAATTCTCTGTAACTCCTTGGGATACTCGAATTTCACCCATTTGTTCTTCGGATCTTTGTATACTTCTTTAGGAGCTTTTGGTAGCGCAATAACTAACCCTTGTATTTCTATTATCTCACCTATTTGCCCGTTATGAGATAACACTATAATATCGTGTTCTTTATCGTAGCCGTATTTCCACTTCTTACCTTTGTTAAGACGACTGATTGTCGTTTTCTTAACTGGTTCAACTGTCTTAACTAAACTTTGCTCGTACATTATTTAGATCTACTTTCTGCGAATCCTTTAAAAGTTTTTTCCTTTGCCTCTTCAGGTGCTTTACCCTCAAGCAAGTTTTCTTCTTCTTCAATTCTGTTAAGTATCTCAAATGCGTCAAATATAGCTAGTTTTTTAGTAGCCGCGGCATTCTTAAGTCTATCTGCTGATATATCATCGTCTGAATCAACGATTGCTTCCTTCGCTACTTTAATCAGCTCTTCAACTGCTCTGTGCCCAGCTTGGATTATACTCTTCTTCGTTTCCTTGATGTTCATATTTGATTGTAATAAAATTAGATAAAACTCGAAATAGTCTCTCGCCATCAACGATAAACTCATATTCACTACTTGGTCTAAAACCAACTAGATCACCAACCCCAACTGTACCGTCAGAATATTTGACAATACCTTGTAAAGGTTTTTCAGATTCAGTGTTAAACTTATCTGTAGCTTTCAAAGGTATTACAAAGCAATATCCTTTTGGAGCTATCCACTTGTCATTTCTTTTATATAAAAAGATTTGATCGTCGTTTATAAAGTAAGTGTCTTCATTAAAATAAGCTCTACTATTCTTTTCAACACCTTTTACGTTATGCCATCTACGAAACACATTGTGATGCACTACAACTGTATCCCCTGGTTTTATATCTGTATCCCCAATAATTGGAGTTGATACAACCTCTGCTTCTCTATTAACATATTGATGGTTGAATATCTCTGTGTTGAGGATCAACTCTCCACCATCTAGTTTTTTAGTATTGTTATATCTTTCTCCTTTTGGCTTTACAACAAAGTTGTAAACGCTTTTCATTAGTATTGTAGATTATATTCTACAGATACAGCCATGTTTTTGTTAAAGTCTTTCCAAGGTAACACGTCTTTATTTTTTTTGATATAGACAGAAAACTTATCGTCTTCTTCTATGATATCGCAGATAGTATGACCACCATACACTTCTTGCCCCACGGCATAGTGCATAGCGTCATTCTTATAATCTTTACCGATACTTATTTTACGAATCAGCTTTGACATCTTTCTCGTAGTTTATCGCACCATCTTGTATGTTAATATCAAAAGTACCATACTGTTTTTCAAACTCACCTTGTAATACAGTTAACTCATCTCTTAGTCCAGCAATTTGATGCATCATCTCATGCTTTTTTAACTCTATTGAACCAATTTCTAATTGAGCTCTATTTATACCGTTTACAGTATTTTGAACTTTCATTAACTGCTCATCAGTTATTTTTTCAGGCTTAATACCTTTAAGTTCTTTAATTTTTTTACTTGTGTTTTTTGCCATTTTATTTAATTTAATTTAATTTAATTTGTTTTATTTTTCAAAATGTAATATTATTTTTACAGGATTTACATTAAACAATTCATCGTCTTCTGCTAAGTCTCCAGCCGCACCCGCGCCATTTTGCGTAACAAAAGCAGCTAGATTTGCTGGAACTGTATAATCAGTTTCACTTGCCGTTGGTTCACCAGAAAATTTAAACGTAATATTATCAGCGTCTAAAGATGCAACTTCTCCTACAATAATATCGTCTTGTGCGTGTAATACATCTCCTGGTGCAAAAACTAGGTTTGCAGCAGTACCATCTATAACTCCAAATGTTCCATTATTTCCAGATATATCAACACCTGCACTTGGCCCTATAGCAACTGCCGTGCTAAAATCAAAACCTCCTTCAGCTATCATGCCAACGTAAATTTTATCATAACCTACGTTCGTCCCACTATTAGGCTCTCCTTCTAATATTATAGATGGTTTTTCGCTATCAGCACCACCTTGAGTTAAAGCCGCTATTGTTACACCATTATCGAGTATATCAGACATATAATCTTTTGCTATAAAAGTACTTTTACCAATAACATTATTGTAGTATCCAGTTCCATCTGCCGTAGCGTTACTAGTACCTAATGAACTTGGAGCTATATTGTTTATTGATTTAGCATACAACAATGCAAAAGGCTGTTCATTTCCAACAGTCCCGTGTTTTTGCCTTATTATAGCCGTAATACCTGTTAATTTAGACGCACCTTTAGGTACATCTATGGCATGCCAGTCAAAAACTACATCACCAGTACCATAAACTCCACTATTAGCAGCTTGTCTACTTGCTGGTATTGTAGGTTTCACTGTTACATTAAAATATTTTCCCATTTTATTTATTTTTTTACTTTTTCTAATGATCTCCCGCCAAAATAAGCTCCGATCACTGTTATTAATACTAATTGTAAAAGATCTACATAAGAGTCTTTTACGTTAAATTTTAAAGCACCAGCATCAATGAATATTAATAGCATGGTGCATACTATTAAAAATATTAAGACCATTGGCCTAACATTTTTGCTAAGCCAAGAGTCTGATTTTAAATCTGCCTCCCAACGAGAAGTTATATTCTTCTCCATCTCTACTTCATAATCACTTATAAGTTGCTTGATTTTAAGCTCGGCAGCAAGTTTTTCTTCTTTGGAAGTGTGTAAGTTATCTATTACACCACCTACACTCTTTACTAAGTCAGCAGCTCCACCTGAAAATAATTTACCTAACATTTGCAGTTCTTTTTAAATCGTTTACACTTCTTACACTTTTTCATATTATTTTCCTTTTACTTTTTCAAAAGAGCTAATACCAAAACATCCTAGTGTTACCCATACAAATGAATTGTATATTACCTCGTTGATTACTAAGTAAGCTTCTTCACCTACAAATATAAAACTAGTGACAAGATCTGCTATAGCAAATAATACCATTACAATGAATGATATAAATCCTACCACGTTCTTTTCGTTAATTTCGTTTTTATCTTTAAATAAACTCCACATATTATTCGTTTCCGTTATTTGCATCATTTTCCCAAGGAAAACCAGTGTCTCCAGCTTCCTTCCACTTACCATCAACTTTAATCATGTCTTTACCATTTATTGTTTCTCTTAAAAAAACTTCTCCATTGTAAGTTATGCTATTATCATCATAAGCTAATTTACCTAACTTCATATCGGTAGCATGTCTCATTTCATGATTTATTACCTGTCTGTCTTCTTGACTACCAGGTATTATATTTTTGTTTATATATATAGTACCATCCATATTAGCTTCACCCATAACCCCTTCATCTAACGGCACTCTAATAACAGGTGTTCCAGGTACAGAGCCAACCTCACCAGCTTGCTTACCAAAACGCATTTTTGTTTTGATTTCACCACCAACAGCGTAATTACCTCTACTTTTCCCTAGTTTAAATCCCATTATCTTTCTTTATCTTTAATCATATCATCTATGGCTTTGTTGTAAACTTTATCTGTATATGATTTATTTTTATAAAATACACTTCTCTCTGAAGTGGGTAAGTCTTCCTCACCTAATAGGATTCTATATATCCTACTAATCATTTGAGAGCATTTCCACGATGTTTTAAATACTGAGTACTTAATTGTAGTTCTATTCCTGTGTCTCCAGGTTTCGATCCAACCTTCTCTTTTTAATCTCTCCCATCTGTTTTTATCCCATGAGTATGTATAAACTCCGTTGATAAAATCGTTTCGTGTAAATCTTCCTTTACAATCTAAATAAATTAATAATTCTAAATCTGCATCTTTTAACCCGTAAGTTTTACAGACCCACTTTCTAGTGAGCCTGTAATACTTAAGGATACTCATGTCACGCAGATCCTGCGCGGTTAATCTCAATATTAACCTAGTGTAGTTACTACAGTTGAACTTGCATCTATGCAGCCTAACTCACGAAGTTTATTGAAGTATATACCATTGTCTTCATCTGCAAAAACTACTAGCTCACCGTTGTCATCACTTAATGCAAGCGCCAAAGCCTCACAAACTTCTTTGTACTTACCAGTCACGTGTGTAAGTAAAATATCATCATCTGCCGCTGTACCAGCTAAAGCTTTAAATGATATTCTTGTTGTTGTAGCAGATATAGGATCAATTCCTGTAAATGTTGACGCTGGATAAACGTGAGAATCTCCCGCGGCATCAGCACCTTCGTTTTCCGCAAAGTATAAGTATGTTTCTTTTACATTCATTTTTTTATATTTTTAAAGTTTAAATTATGCTTCAGTTGCTACTGCTACACTAGCTATCATGTTTGTTACAGCTTTAGTATTTGTTTTGTCCGCAATAATCAAAAATGGATTCTTTTGATTACCTTGTAAAAACTTAACTATTTCTGTCATAAAAGCTTTTGTAGTATGCCCAGTATGAGTTACTGTAACCACATCATCTGTAGCAGCACCGTTTCTTGAGTTAAAATGCATAGTTGTTGTTGATGCACTGCCTGGCGTCATTCCTAAGAACGTGTCTACTGCGAACATACACGCTTCACCTGTTGTTTCTACTGCAGCCTCACCAAAATAAAGATATCTTTTCATTGTTTTTTATTTTTAAATTGTTAATAATTAAGCTATAGTACCAACTTCAACAACACCGGTTAAACCAGCGCCGTTTCCATTATTTAAATAAACACTATGCTCTTCGTCTGCTACAACTATAAACTTAGTTCTAGTAACAGGGCTTGGCTCTAATATACTAGCAATCAACTCAGCAACTTCTACGTGTTTACCAGAAGCGTGTGTTAGTAACACGTCGTCATCAACAGCTGTATTATTTCTTGCTTTAAAAGACAACCTTGTTGTCGTTGCAGATATAGGATCAGCACCTAAAAAAGCACTAGCTGGAAACATTGCTGCTTCACCAGTTGTTTCTACTGCTCCTTCTGCGAAATATAAATAATTCATATTTTTGTTTTTTTTTAATTAATAATTATTTTATGTTTTAAGTTTTGTGGATTAAGGTTTTTGGTTTAGGTTAATCTACTAGAACTACGTCACCATCACGAATGACCCGGTAAAGTACATCTTTCCATGATATGTCGTGTCCAGCATGTTTATCGTAATATATCGTATCACCATCTTTTAAACCTTCTACAAGATTTCCACACGATATTATTTTTGCTTTTAAATAACGGTTGTCTTGATCAGTCTCGTCTGTCATGATCAACCCAGCAACCTTTTTAGGTTCTGTCTTTATTTTGTTTACTATTATATATCTATTGATTGCTTTCATTTGTTCTCATGTTTGAAATTACACAATCTGCAGATATTATTGTTGATACCACACTCACTGCATTTTTAAGTGCTGATTTAGTTACGAGCA